GCGCACGCGGGGGCGCCGGGGTGGGGGGGGGGGGGGGGGCCCCCCCCCCGCGGGGGCGGGGCGCCGGTGTTCATCACTGGCGACGGCGAGGTGATCTCCTCGGACCCCATGGCGCGCCTGTACGTCCACTGCATCTACTACCCCGAGATCTACGCGCCCGCCCCGTCGTCGGCCCGCAGCTAGGAAGGACGGTGAGCCGCTAGCGATAGTGGCCCGCCGCCTCGCCTAGAGGACAGCGCAGCAGAAACGCAGACAGCTACTGAATAACGCTTGCGCACGTTGATTGAGAACTACACAGAGAAACGCCCATAGACGGCAGACACCGCACGCACCGCTCCGGCGCCGCGTAGTCGACACAGCCTGCCCGTCTATGAGTCGCCTGGACCCGCCCCGTTACTTCGATCCATGGGGGCTTGGGCTGATCTACCAGTGGTCCAGGCGGCCCATAGATGCCCGCACCGTGCGGGGTCTAGAAAGGAGAGATAGTGGATACCTACTACATCTGCGACTACACGGACCTAAGGCAGGCCATCAAGGCGGGCGCCTCCCTGAAGGACGCCATCCACATCATGGGGGACGTCCCCATCCCAGCTGACACCCCACCCCTGGACTACTGGGTGCACCCTGGTGGCCTACTCTCTATCGCCTCCACCAGCGAGTCCTGCGTGCGGCTCGCCGGCGGCCACCTGTACATCGTGGGCGCCGGGCCCTTGATGCTCCAGCCGTACGGGACAGACATTCCTGACGGCAGGGTCACGCTCGTGGGCTGTAGCGCTAGTGACGTGGATGCCGTCAGGCGTATCGGCGAACTCTACGAGTGGGATGTTGAAGCTGACTCTGCTGACCTCGAGGCAGAGGGGAGCGAGGTGGATTCGCCCGAGCACTACACGTGGCTAGGTGGCGCGATTACCGCACAGGGTGGTCCGGAGCGCACGGTCGACCTGGAGGCCTGGGATGTCCTGGATGCCATCGCCCCCGACGACCCGCACGTGTGGAACGCCCTGAAGTACCTCACCCGCCTCGCCCGAAAGGGCGGAGCGGATCGTCGAATCGTCGACCTGCGCAAGGCGCGCGCCTACCTCGACCGAGCGATCAGCCAGGAGGAGCACAGTGGCGTTGAGTGAGCCGATGGAGCGTGCCGTGATCGCCTACGGGGAGATGCGGCACATCAAGGACGGGGAAGCCGTCTACGACCAAGACGACATGGAGTGGGTCAAGCGCGGCCCGTGGTGGCACCTCAACGACGGCGACCGCCGGCTACTCGGTACTGAGCTCAAGCGCCTCAGTGAGTACCTGTACGTGCTTCGCCCGCACCGCCCGTACACGAACCCCAGATAGGGGGTTCCCAACGGAATAGGGGGTTCCCAACGGAATAGGGGGTTCCCAAGAAAGAAAGGAAGCCATGGCAGACATCCCAACAGTCCACCAAGCCCTAAACAAGGTCATGGGGGACGTCCAAGCAGTCAAGAAAGACAGCAAGAACCAAGCACAGAAATTCAACTTCAGGGGAATCGACGCGGTGATGAACGCGGTCGGTCCCGCACTGCGCAAGCACGGCGTCACCATCCTCCCCGAGGACGTGGACGTGCACCGATCAAACGGCACCACAGCCAACGGCAAGCAGACCGCCGAGGTGGTCGTCAAGGTCACCTACCGGGTTTACGGACCCGGCGGGGACAGCATCCACGGAAAGGTGGCGGCTGAGGCTATGGACTTCGGGGACAAGGCGACCGCGAAAGCAATGAGCGTCGCCTACCGGACGTTCCTACTCCAGGCGCTCACCATCCCCACGGACGAGCCCGACCCGGATGGGGAGTCCTTCGAAAGTGGGGTACCCAAGAGAATAGGGGGCTCCCAAGAGAAGAGGGGCACCAGCGAGAACACCCCCCTCCCAGCAGGGAAGGAGGTTCCCAACAGAACAGCGGCCGAACAGTGCGGCATGATCCTCGACGGCTTCTGCGCCGCCCACCAGCTAAGCGGGGACAAGGTGCGCGAGGAGTACTTTGCCGCCGGAGGTAAGGCCATCCCCGACATGCTTCGTGCATGGCTACAGAACAACTACGGGGCAGGGAAGGTGCAGTGAACAAGGAGAACGCGCTCCGCAGGGCCGCCATCGCAGCGCACGTTGCGAAAGTGGCCTCTCAGGAGAAGAAGAAAGCCCTCAACGAGCTCATGGAGGTGATGGCTCCGGGAGACCGTTCGTATGCCACAGTCAACGGGGAGCAGGTGGGCGCCATCAGCGTCACCACCGCCACCCCCGCCTATCAGGTGACGGACGAGCAGGCCCTAGTCAGGTGGCTCGAGTGGAACAAGCCCGACGCCATCCACCGTGTCCCCGCCCCATGGTTCACGGCTAAAGCCGCCCTAGACGGGTTCATCAAGCAGACGGGGGAGATCCCCGACGGGGTTGAGCTCGTGACGCCCACCCCCAGGATTTCGGCCCGTGTCTCTCCGGCCCAGGAGGAAGTCATCCGGGAGCTCATTGCCATTGGGGATATCAGCCTCATCGAGATTGAGGGCGCGGAGTGAGCCAGTCGCAGGCAAGGTGGGCGCGCCGGAAGGGGTCTCCCAGGAAAACAGGGCCCTCCCAGGAAACAAGGGAGGCCGTGTATGAGAGGGACCAGTACCGGTGCGCCCGCTGCGGCCGCCACGTCGCCACCTACGCCGCAAGCATCCAGCACAGGAAGCCTCGCGGCATGGGCGGCACCAAGGACCCGTCCATAAACAGTCCCGCTAACCTCATCCTCCTCTGTGGGGACGGGGTAAGGGGCTGCCACGGGTACATCGAACAGCACCGGGAGGAAGCCAAACAGGATGGCTACGGCGTTGCATGGTGGGAGGACCCCGCCGCCGTCCCGGTGCGGTACTGGGACGGAAACACATACACACTCACGAACGAAGGAGAACGAACATGTTCATGATCCCTATGGGTGGATGGTGGACTCGCCGACACATCCCCTGGCACGACGAGTGCATCTATGGTGCCTGGCGCCCAGCGCCCTACCCTCGGTGCGGGTGGTACTGACATGCCATGGCAGACCGTCCCGGTTGAGTACTCGCGCGCATCAATCAGCTGCGACTGGCCCGCTTGCACTAACCGGATTGACTTGAATGCGATCCCCGCCGACTATGACGCCGAGATCAACGAGCTAAACAAGGTCAAGCGCCTAGCGCTCCGGCGCGGCTGGACAGTTGCCGAGGAGACATACAGAGTCACATGCCCCGACCATAAGCCACCAGAGAACAAGGAGAGACCCTAATGGTCACATACAACCCGGACGACAGGGACACGGCGAAGAAAATACGGCGGAAGGCTGCCAGCCTGGGGGCGTACATCAACCGGCAGCCGCGGAGCGCCCTGGGGCTGACTACTGAACTGTATGACGATACTGGCTCCCTGGGGTTCTCGATCGAGCGGCTCGTGGACGCCAACCTTCGGCGAGTCGACACTACCCAGTGTCACAACTCTATTCGGTCTAAGCTCGAATTTATTGCGATAGATGCGATGGAGCTCTTGCTCCACTATGGCGTCGAGGATTTCGGAGAGGTGTTCGTCGCCGAGTATGAGCGGGCTGCCAGCAAGCACCCTGGCATGACGTTGGATGCGGGCGACCACACTGACGAGACCCGCTTTTACGCGCTTGCCGAGGAGGTGGGTGAGGTCGCCGCCTCTCTCACCTACGACAACGCCAACAGCACGGGCCATAACGCCGACACCATCGCTGAGACCACCCAGGTCGGGGCACTCGCCCTCGCCTGGCTCGCCCGCTATCAGGACGGAGAAGAGCGATGAGCACTGATGATAAGCGCATACGGGACTGCCTGGAGCAGATTCGAGTCCGAGTGGACAACTGGGCGCAGGGCAAGGAGTATGGCCCCGACGGATGGGCTCGGGACACCGCTGAGCATGACGTCGCCTCCTGCTCAACCACATCGACGACCTCGAGGTCGAGGCTCGCGAGAAGAACGCGTGGGAGGGCAGGTATTGGGCGCTCCTCGCGGAGTGTGAGGCCAGCCGCCCACGCGAGATCGATGGTGGGGATGCGTCGCGCGGGACCGCCGACGGGACCGTCGCACTGGACGTCAACGGATATCCTTGGCTCTGTAGTGATGGTGGCTGGTGGACCCTGGTCAAGGACGCCATTCGAGGCAGGCGCAGCGAGCTCCATCCCGCCTTCGTCCCCTACACCATCATCCACACCCCCAAGGGGGAGTCATGAAACCTAAGTTCTGACAGCGGCCCTCCGGGCCGGCCGACCTTACCTCAGGAGAATTGAAATGACCATCAACCGTCCCCGGCGCGACGAAGCAGCCGAACTCCTCGAAGCGGTCAACAGAAACTTTAAGACCGTGGAAGATCAGCACAAATTCACGATCGGCGCCCTCTGCGCATTGACAAGCGCCGCCCTCGAAGTCGGCGAACAACTCAGGATCGCCAACCGCCTCGCCATCGCCATCGCCGCAAAAGACCCAATCGACATCACCCCCGAAACCGCCGCCACCCTCGGCATCAAGACTCAGGAGAACCCATGACCAACTGGCCCGACAAGCCCAGCGCTCTCGACCAGGCTGCAGCTAAGGTCAAGGACCTTAGTGAAACACCCCTTATCCTCAAAGGCTTCCCTCAGGAGTACGACCTGGCACTATTGCTGGAGTCGCTGGCCGCTCTCCAGTCCGCCCCTCGCAAGGGGCTGGCACTCGCGAAGATCATCCTCGTGTGCACCACATGGGTGGACTTCCTGTCCTTGAGTGATGGCTCACTCGATCACGTAAGGGAGTGCGTAGAATCTGACCCCGACTGGGGAGGGTTCACCATCATGGTGAACATAACTGGGGATGTCGCCAGCTCTATCGACGACGGCTTGATGGCTGCACAGAAACGGCATCTACTCACGATCGCCCAGTACGCCCTCGCGTGGCTTGCCGAACTGATCGAAAAGGAGGAGGCATGAGCTTCGCACTAGGAACAACCATCATCGTCGCTCTCGCCGCCCTAGCCGCCTGGAGCTATGAGCGGGGCACCCGCGAGTACTACGAACTCGAGGCCCAGTGGGCCAGGAATGCGGCAGACAGGTGGCGTCGCGCATACAACAGCGCCGCAGAACGAGCTAGGCATGGCCGTGGCGAGGACTCGTAAAAGCGCCAAGGCTGCAGGGGCGCGGTTCGAGAGAGTGGTCGCCGACTATCTCGCTGAGGAGTTGGCTGACGACAGGATCGACCGCGCCCCCAAGGCCGGGGCCAAAGATAAGGGCGACATCGCCAACGTGCGCATGGGCGCCCACAAGATTGTCATCGAATGTAAGGATGTCGCCCGCACGGACCTGCCGAAGTGGGTGCGCGAGGCGCGGATTGAGGCGGAGAACGCGGGTGCTCTTGTGGGCATCGTTGTCCATAAGCGCCGCGGGGTTGCCAAGCCCGGCCAGCAGTGGGTTACAATTACGCTCGGAGACCTCACCAAACTCCTGAAAGGACAACAATGACAACCATCCCCGGCTACCTCTCCAAGAATGAGGCAGCTAACAAGCTCGGCATCACGCGCCGAACCCTCGACAGGTACATCACGAAGCACAAGATCCCCACCTTCCGCTTCCTCGGAAATCCTGTCATCTACGTGCAAGAGCACGACATCAAGAAACTCTTCACCCCCATCAGAAAGGCCAACTAGACATGGCAGCAGACATCACCGTTGAAGGAAACCTCGGCCAGGACCCCGAAGTCCGGTACACCCAGAGCGGCAAGCAGGTCACCGAACTTCGCATCGCCGCCACCGCCTCCCACAAGGACCAGAACGGCAACTGGGAAGACGACGGGGACCCCCTGTGGGTGACCGCCACCTTCTGGGGTGAGCAGTACGGCCACCTCGCAGACGCTCTCAAGAAGGGCGACAAGGTAACCGTCAGTGGCGTACTCATTCAGCGCGGCTGGGAAGGCAACGACGGCCAGCGGCGCACCAGCCTCGAGGTGAAGTTCCCCCGATTTAAGGGCGTCATCCCCCGCAAGAACACTAGCCAGCAGCAGGCATCATTCAACGCCCCTCAGGGCAGGCAGGCTGTCGACCCCTGGGAAAACATGAAGGCGCCGTTCTGATGGACCTAGGAGACGTGGCATACTTCCTGTGGGGGTTGTCGTGGGTCGTCTTCTGGGCGGCAGTTGGTAGCCTTCTCGGAACCGCCATCATCCTAACCCCTTGGCCGATTAAGGCAGTCTTCGTCCTGCTTTTTGCGTCACTAGCGCTGGCGTTAGCGGCGAGGGCGGCTCACGCGTGGTGGCTGTACCGCTAACCCGCAAGATGACCCACCCCCACTCCAGGGGGCGAGTCATCTGTGACGCCTGCTTCACCACGATCAGGCAAGGGCTCATGTATCGGAGGGACACCTGGAAGGATGGAACCTACCACTGGTCCCTCCGGTACTGCCCAGACTGCTGGCTCATTCTCGATGAGGTAGAAGCCAGCACACACCCCACCTACGGCGGCCCAGACGCCGAACACTACGAGCAATGGGCCGCCGCCCACACCGACACGGAAAGAGCGCAATCATGGTCACTAAGAGCTTTCCCGCCATGACCGACAAGCAACGCAAAGACCTTACGCTATCCGCCTCAGCCGTCCGCCCCACAGCAGGCCTGGAGCTGGTCGGCTCTAAGAGAGGTCTCTGGGTCTGGGGGGTCGACATGAAAACCCGCGCCCGATACGGGGACTGGTCCCTGGAAGTCACCCCCGAAGGAGTGGCAGTGAAGGCCACCCTCAAAGACTACGAGCAAACCTGGCACGGGACCATCGAAGACCTGAACAGAGAATGGGCCCGCATCATCCTCGGCCTCCTGTGGTGGCAGAAATCCATCAACGCCATCGAGCTGGACGCCCGAGCCCAGGAGGACCCCACCCTCAAGCACATCTCCCCCTCAACAATCTCCGACCCCGCCCACTACAGCATCCTTGGAGGACCCGAATGGTAGACATCAAAGCAAACGGGCCGCAGTGGCGCGCCCACATCACATGCGCCCGCTGCGGAACGGCCCACATCGAGCAAGCCCACCCAAGGACAAAACCATGGGTCGCCGTCGAGTCAACCATCAAAACCACCGCCAGAACCCTCGGCTGGAAAGTTGGGGCCGAAACCGCCCTCTGCGGGGAGTGCAGGAGAAACAAATGACCACCATCTATCAGGCATACGACCTGATGACCAACACCAAGCAAGCCACAGTGAAGTGCGACCACTGCGGCCTGCGCGCTTCGATCATCATTAAGCCCGGCAGTACATTCGAGGACAATCGGCGCGAGATGATCGAAACCCTCCGAGCTTACGGCTGGGACTTTGAGCTCACTCCGGAAGGGCACTGCCTGTGCTCGCAGCACAAGGAGAAGCAGTGACCACCAAGGATCCTTGTGTCGTGCAAGGCAAGTTCATCGCAGCCCGGTGCACATGGCGCCCCTACGCCAGATACCTAACCTGGCGATGGAAGAGACGAGGTTACGGAACCGCATACGTCCCCGTCAGTCTTTGCAAGGCCCTCGTAGGCGCGATAGAATACAAGCACTCCGTTCGGTGAGTGGGTAGGTGCGCGGCCCAGGGGTTGACCAAAAGTCCCCCTGGGCCGCAGTCGCACCCAAGTACAGAAAGACACAACACGCATGACCCCCCTTGATGAAGCAATCATCGAGAACGACCTCCTCCCGGAGGATCAGCGACTCACAAACGTTGAGCTCGCAGAGAAGCACAACACCTCCGAGGCGACCGTGAGACGCCACCGCGCCAAGCTCAAGAGACGCGGCGCCCCCAACGAGGGGAACGATGCATTCTTCAGCGACGTCCCCGTTGACGCGATCGTCCAACGAGGGAAGACGATCCGCCTACCCGACGGCTCCTACGAGAAGATCACCTGGAAGCCAGGCGCCGTCGAGATGGCTGAAGCCAAGCGCCTCTCCTACGAGGACCTGGAGCCGGTCTTCCGGGAGCCCCTCCTACCGAAGTCCGCCCCGCTCATCAAGGACGGCGAAGACACCCTCGTAGTCTGCCTCGCCGACTTCCAGATGGGAGCGACAGGCAGCGGCGGGGGCACCGAGGATACGGTGCGTCTCGTGCGCCGGGCGATCAAGGACATCGCAGACGACACCCGCTTCAGAGGCTCCTACAAGCGCATCATCCTCGCCGACGTCGGAGACAGCACTGAGGGTTTCTGGAACGTGGCCGCCCAGGCCCAGACCAACGACCTGAGCCTCACCGACCAGATCCGCACCGTGCAGCGACTCTACGCCGAGGCTGTGCATGCTCTCGCCCCGCTGTGCGGGTCCATGTACTACGTCGCAGTCCCGTCCAACCACTGCGCAGTGAGGACCGGGACAGGGAAGAACAGTCGCGCCAACGCCCCGGCCGACGACTTCGGCATCATGATCTCCCACAACATCGAGGACATCCTGGAGGGCCGCCCCGGCTTCGAGCACGTGTCGTTCCATCGTCCCGAGAAGTGGGAGGAGGCTGTTACCGTGGCCGCCGCGGACGGCACCCGCATAGGCTTCACACACGGCCATCTAGCGGGCTCACAGAGCAAGGTGCCCGGATGGTTCAGAGACCTCGCGTTCGGCCGCAGGAGCGGCCTCTACGACGCCAGGATCCTCGTGCACGGGCACTGGCACAACTTCGGTGTCCGCCAGGTCGGAGACTCTCGTTGGATCATCTCCTGCCCCTCCGCCGACCGCGGCAGCGACTGGTGGACCAACATCAGCGGGGACTCAACCAAGCCCGCAATCCTCACCTTCGAAGCCCAGGGAGGAAACGCCTCCGCCTGGGAGCTCTACTCCTGACCACCCCCCCCACCACCACCAGCGAGGAAATCATGAGAGTTCTGTCCCTATGCTCCGGCTACGGAGGCCTGGAGCTGGCCCTGTCCCAAGCCCTGCCTGAGGGGGACCTGGAAATGGTCGCGGTATGCGACAACTACGGCCCCTCCAGGAGGGTCCTGGCCAGGCACTGGCCCGAGGCCAGTCAGTTCAAGGACGTCCACGACATAGCCCTTAACGACGTCCAGGCCGACGTAGTCACATTCGGCTTCCCCTGCCAGGACCTCTCCCGCGCCGGCCACGGGGCCGGGCTACGGGGGAGCCGCAGTGGCCTGTTCTTCAGGTGTGCCGAGATCGGACATCTGTCAGGAGCTCAGACCCTAGTCATCGAGAACGTACCCCAGGCCCTCAAGTATCGGGAGGCTATTGACTCAGAGCTTGGGTGGTACGGGTTCGCCGTCAGGTGGGCCCGGGCCGAGGCGTGGGAGGTAGGAACCCCGCACCGCCGGGCGAGGGTGTTCCTTGCCGCCATCCGTGGCGACGGCCTGGACCTGCTGGGCGATGCCCTTAAGCCTGATACGGCGCAGACCCGGCCTGCCGATCTCCTCCCCACGCCGACGGTCGTGGACATGGGGTGGGGACGCTCCCCCGAGGCCTGGGAGGAGTGGCGCGAGGCCCAGAAGCGCAAGCACGGGAACGGCAACGGGCATGGGCAGTCCCTGTATCAGGCGCTAGGGTGCCCGGCCCCCTCTGAGGCTACCCGAGAGATGGAGAGGCTGATGCTCCTCCCGGACGGTTGGGTGACCGGCCAGGGCCTCAGGGCGTCTGCCGAGCGGCGGCTCCTCGGTAACGGCGTCGTCCCTGCCCAAGGGGCCCTCGGCATATGGCGGGCCGTTCATGAGCCCCTGTAGGTTTCATGTGAAACGCAAGCCCCTCGCCTGTAATACGTTGGGTACAGGCGGGGGGCTTGTAGGTGCTTGCTTGCTCAGTCCTGCTGGGAGATGTAGTCCACCGACATGCCGTGAACAATGAACCCAGCCGCCGGAGCCTGGACCCGAGGCGCCCACAGCCCCGTCGCCTTCGGGTCAGTCTCCGAGGGGCGGACACGCAGCGTCGCAGCCATGTGCTCACCAGACTTCAGAGTGATCTCCCCAAGCTTCGCACCCTCATCCTGCTTGACGTTCCCATTGCCGAACTCATCCCAGGTGCGGACGTTGTACACCGGGATCTTCTCCTCCGGCTCGTCGAAGTTACCCTTCCACGTGTAGGAGATATCGATCTGCCAGATGCCAACCGACGGGAGCATCTGCTCCAGGCTCGGCTGGAAGCCGATAGCGCCGGGTACGTGCAGACCGTCGTTCTCCAAGGTCACGCCTGCGAAGCGGGGCCACGCCGAGATCGGGGCGAAGTGCTGGTGATCCACCTCCATGATCCGGCGCGGGCGGACCACCAGGACGCCACGGGAGGTGCCCGCAGGTACCGGGAAGCCGGGGTCGATGACCAGCACCTTGCTCTTGGCCTCTGCGGCGGCCTCTGCGGCCTTGCGGGCTACGTCACCGACATAGTCGACCAGAGTCCGTGGGGCGTAGATCGAGTCCGCTACCTCGCGGGTGACGTACTTGGTCAGGTCCGCACCCGGTGCCGGGGCCGGCTTCGTGTCGTCGTTGATCTTGACGCCGGACGTGCCGATGTTGATCGTCACCTGCGACGGGCCGCAGTACCCAGCCTGGGGCTTCTCTTCTGCCATATCTCTCCTTAAGCCTGAATCTCAATGGTTGCGGGGATTTCCTTCTCCCCGTCCCACACGGTGACGTCCGCCCCGATCTCGTCCGCCCCGTTCCACACTGTAGTGACGGGGCCCGCTGGCTGGGTGGGGGTCTCGTACACCTTCAGTGAGTGAATGAGGATGTCGTGGGCGCTGGCGGGGATCAGGAGGGACGGCAGCCACATCGGGGAGGCGCTCGGTGGAAGCTCGAACACCAGCAAGGTCGTCCCGTTCTGAGCTGAGTCGAGGTTGAAGGTCTGGACGTCGAAGGGGCCCGACACCTTCACCTTGGCGTCGTTGAACCAGTTCACGCGGACGTCAAGCCTGCTTGAGTCGCCCGAGGTGTAGGCGATCTCGATAGTGAACTTACGGGACCCGACAGGTGCGGCTGCGGAGTCGTAGGGGGTGGTCGAGGTACCCGCATACAGGTACACCGCGTCGCCCTGCCTCTTCCCCTTGGACCACCACCAGCTCCCAAGGGCGGGGAGGATACTGTCTGCCACTACGCTTCCTTCCTTACGATGATCGTGCCGGGCTTCGTTCCGGCCGGGACCGCCTCGTGCTTACCGAGCGAGATGACCACGGGGCGGGAACGCAGATCGTCCACCTCCAGCTTCAGAGGTAGGTAGCCCTTCAGCCACGGCACCACGAGCTCAAGGATGTGGTTCGACGGCGGGTTGGCGTAGGGGTTGCCGACAGGCTCCCACTGGCCACCCTGCTGCGGGTCCTCACGCAGCTGCCCGTCGGTAATGTACAGGTGCGCAATACCTAGCTTGTCGGCCTTGTCGAAGACCTTCTGGTAGTTCTCCGAGGTGACTCCGTGGACTACGGCCCACCAGCGCGTGGACGGGTATGCCTTCATGTGGTCCGGGAGGATCGGGGTGCCGGGGTTCTCGTTCAGGAACGCGGCAGCGTCCTTCTCGAACATCATGCACACGTCGAAGTCTAGGGCGCACATGTCCTGGGAGATGTTCGCCCCCGTGTTGACGACGATAAGGAAGTCCTTGCCGTACTTGGCGCGGATCCTGTCGATCAGGGACTTGTATGCCGCCACGCGTCCCGCCTGGGCGCCCCAGCCGGCGATGACCTCATCGAGGAACACTCCCTGGCAGACATCCCCGTACTGGGACTTCGCCTTCTCGATCTGCCCCAGGATGTACTCCGGCGTGTACTTGTCCACGTTAGGGATGTTGTTGCGGCCGGGGTCGCCGGCGGGGAGCGTTGCCGCGAGGTACTGGGTCTTCACATAGAACACGGTGCGCCTGGCTCCAGCGGCGAGCGCCAGTTCGGCCTGCTTTTTGAAGTCTGCCTCGTAGGCGTCCCAGTTGCCGCTGTTGCGGTTCAGGATGACGATGCCGAGGGAGCCCGCGAACTTAAGGATCCGCGCCCACTTCGAGGTCTTGCCAGGTTTGCCGTCGTCGTAGTAGTCGGGCCAGAAGTAGGTAACCGGCGAGTAGTACCGCTCACCTGGCTTGAACGGCGACTGGGCGGCAGCAGCCTTGTCTGCGGTGGCCTTGACGGCGGCCAGGTCCTCCCTCGTGGCGGCCGCATCAGCCTTGGCCTGGGCCTTGGACACGCTCGTGGAGATCTGCTGCACCTGCTGGTTGACGCTGTTCTGGCTGGCGTAGATGTTACGGGCCGCCGCACTGGTGAGGTAGTCCCCGAGCGCCGCCTTAGTCGCATACTTGCTGTCGGCAGCAGTGGCCGTAAGGTACTGGGACATGTCCGGCACGGAGGGGATAGACCCCTGCACGGCCGCTAAGGCCGCCTTCGTGGCGTAGGTGGAGGCCGCGGAATCCTTGGGAAGGGCCGCGTCAGCGGTGGCCTTCACCTGGGTGATGCGTGCACTGAGAGCGCTGTCAGCCTGCGTGACGTCTGCCTTGGTCGCGAACCCAGAAAGGTCTGGTGCCTGGCCGCCCCCGCCGAGCTGCGCCTGGGCCAAGGCCTCCTTCGTCGCGTACCGGGCTGCGGCGTCGGCGGACTTCTCGTAGGCGCCCAGAGACTCCTTTGTAGCGTAGGTGGAGGCCACCGCCGATGTGGTGGCGTACTCTGCGAGCTCAGCTTTCGTGGCTGCCGCCTCCGCTGTGCCACGAACGCTGCCGATGCTCTGGGTGAGGCGCGCGCTCTCGGTCTGAGCCTCCTCCTTAGTGGTGTACGTGGTGGCCGCCTCGGAGCGGGGCAGGGCGGCCTCCGCTGTGGTCTTGACCGCATCAATGCGGGCACCAAGCGCCAGGTCACCCTCCGTCACCTCCGACTTCTTCGCCAACGTTGAGGTGTCCGGTAGGTGCTTCTCCGTGTCCTGCCGGAGCTGCGTCACCTCCTCTTTGGTGGCGAACACCAGGTCGGCGCGCGTCTTCGAGTACCAAGTAAGGTCAGTCAAGACCATCCCTCCATTTCAATATTCCCCCACCGACGTCGATGACGTCGGCTGAGTTTGCTGCTTCCAGGTTCCCTAAGTCATTGATCCTGACTCGAGGGTGGGGTGATGGCGGTGGTGTCACGTCCGTGACCACGCGCCCCCTTATGATGTCGACAAGGTCAACGGTGGTTCCGGCGGTGATGTGAGCCAGATACTCGCGCCTGCCACCGAAATCTCCGGGGACATCAATGACTACCCGGTAGTTCATCTCGCCGTCGGGAAGAGTCGCGGGGGCGGCAAGCTGAATGAACCGCTCTTCGCGGGCGCTAGTCAAGTAGCCGTCGGAGGACAGGCGGGCGGCGGCGTAGTGGCATATGGCGGCTTGCCCCCCGTCTTCCTCGACTGCACGGTAGGGGTTCATGGGGATGAATTCGACGCGCCCCATGCGCCCGAGCCCTTCAGGGCCGACTATGCGCCCAGTAATTCTTGCGTACCCGCCACTCATGAAGCCTCCTAATGCCGACCTGTTACATCCTTCACTCTATCAATTCGATCATGAAGGCTGGATACCTCGGAGTAGAGGTGAGTGCGGTCGGCCCTAGCGTCATTGCGGACGCCCTCAACCTGCCCCTCGAGCCCCTGAATGCGGCGCAACTGATCAGCGACACTCTCCCTGAGCGCACCCACAGCGTCGGCAAGAACATCCAGCTTCTTAGTTAAGTCATCGAATCGCATATCAAGGTCATCTCGCAGGTTGACGGCGTGGTTGTTGTGCACCCCTTCCGAGGCAGATTCGGCGGCGTCCGCAGCCCGCGCAACATGGACACTCATGCGATCCATTCGCTCTTCGGTCAGCTTCTGCTGGCTCTTCAGCTTGCTTGTCAGGCGAGCCACCAGTGCAGCCAGTAGGGCGACCATGGCCGCAATCAAGTCAGGTGATGTGAGGATCTGCCCTATCGGCAGGACACTCTCTACTGGCTGCACCGCTCACTCAGCTCGCGTGGCGGGGAGTGTACTCGGGCTCGGCGGTGGCGATACCACGGTCAGTCTCGGCCGGGGCGGCGAAGGCCTTCAGTACGGAAACCAGGGTGGCCGTGGCGGCGAACCCGACGATCGCCTTGAAGTCGAGGGAATAGATAGCCTTGTCGACGGCAATGCCTGACAGGACAGCGCCAGCCAGGGTAGAGATCGCGCGCTCAGCAAGGCCGGACCAGAATGAGGGAGAAGCGTAAACGCTCATGAAACCCCTTCCATATGACGCTAGAGGGCAGAACTTCTGCCCTACCCTCTAGTCTACCGTCGCCCACGGTTCGCGGTCACATCAGCCGGAATGAGCCCGGTCTCGAACGATTCAGGGCCTCCTGAAGGGCCGCCCAGGTGGCCTCCCCCACCTCGCCGTCAATGTAGTCGCCGAAGCTCCAGCCGGGAGCGAACTGGTTCCACGTGGAACCGGCGACGGGCCGCACCCAGCACCACGCCCAGTACTGGAACACCTTGATCACCTGAGAGTCCCAGCCCCTGTCCTCGGGGAGCCGGCCGGATCCGGTGAGCTGCTTCTGGGACGCCTCGGGGACGGTCTTGTTGAGGTAGCGTCTCAGGTTAGCGATGGCGTACACCTCCGAGTATCCGGGGGCGAACACCTGGATGAGCTTGTTCACGGTGGCGGGGCCGTACTCGCCGTCCACGGTCAGGTTCCCTGACTGCCCCGACGGGGCCGTAGCGGGCGCTGGGGCCTGCCCGTTGATCATCCGGTCCCAGGCGGCCCGGTCACGCAGGCGGTTCAGGTCCAGCGTGCCGGAGTAGCCGGGCAGGCTGCCATCCTCCGTGTACTGGTGAATCAGGGGCTGCCCCCAGTAGGAGACAGAAGGCACCGCCGGGTCCGAGTAAGGACGGCCGTAGTCACTGTACTCCGAGCCTCCCGCGTACCACAGCGGGTACTGGGCGGCCACGGCAGTCCAGTCGTAGCCATTGAGTGCGGAGCCGTTCATGTAGATGCCCGGCGTGGAACCAGTCAGGGACTTCACGGAATCCAGGAAGGCCTTCGCCCAGCCTGGCCCCTGCGGAACCGCATTATCCTCCCAGTCAAGCCACAGGGTGGCCTTGCTGCGGAACGACCCGACGGTAGCGACGAACATCCGGGCCTGGCCCGCCGCGTCACCGGGGCGGGCGAAGTGGTAGAAACCCAGCCGCTTGCTCGCCCCCAGGGTGGCGTTAGCCTGCGACACCATGTAGGGGTTCACATAGTCGTCATCCTCAGTGGACTTCACGATCACGAAGTCAGCCCAGATGGCGGGGATATTCAGGCCCGACTGGTGGCTGGAGACGTCGATCCCATGGGCGTGCTGCGGCGCACCCTGGGGGGCGGGTGAGGGCTTAGCCGGAGCGGGCTGTGCGCCACCCTTGAACTGCGGCCACTGCTGGAGAAACTTAGCCTCGTTGAAGCGGTGGCAGCTCGTCCACGAGCCGCGCTGAGTGTGCGGATGACTGCTGTAGCGGACGGTGCGTGTCTCACTGCCGGTACTGTCGCCTGCGTAGCCGTCGATACTTCCATCCTCGGCGATCCACGCCTCAGAAACGAGAGGGTCACCGCCACCCTCAACGGCGATCACGACGTGGCCGACGCCACCCTCGTTCGCGGCCGACAGGATGATGTCGCCGACCTGGAATCCTCCACTGGGGGTGAGGTCTGAGTCGTTCCAGGGGACCTCGTTGAAGCCGTGTGACTCCATGCCCTGGCGCATGTTGCCGGTCCAGTAGTCGTTGATCTCCAGGAGGGCGGCATGCCCCCACGGCACCTTATAGGTGTGGTGGATGCCGTAGGAGATGGCCCCGCACGCCAGGCTTGAGCAGTCCGCGTTCTGCGGGCTGGAGACCCGGCCGTGTGCGTCGGCCGCGGCGTACCAGCTGCGCCGCTCGGGCTGGCTGTAGCCGACGTTCTCGCTGTCGCAGATGCGGCGGGCGATCTCAGCAGTAACTGACTGGACTGTCACTTATCCTCCTTGCTGATCTTGGCTTCGAGGTCAGTGCACCGGGTCTCCGCAACCACGGCGCGCTGCGTGAGGCGAGCAATCTCGGCCGTTAGGGCGTTGATTACCGCCATAGCGTCGACCTGGGATTCCTGGGGTGTCATTTATCCTCCTGGGGGGTGTCTTGTGGCTTGGGCGCTGGGCCGTAGCCCCCGTTGTCATCGTACGCCACATGCCCGTTGTCTTCATCTGGGGCCGCCACTGGGGGAATCTCCCACACCAGCTCTGTGGCCCGATCGCGGAGGTCGACATGATCGGTCTCAGGGTCCCAGTCGTCGAGCTGCCTGGCCCCCTTGACGAGGACCGCGACAACCTCCCCGGGGCGCCCCGTCACCTCAACCGACCACGGAGAAGCGTCCGCCCCGTATCCGGCCTTGACGATGGTCGCGGTCGCCGTAGACGACGTCAGAACCACCCAGGGCGCGACAGGAGAAGCGATCTTGGGCACATAGTCCGGCAGCACCCACGTGGCGCGGCCATTCGAGTCGAGCGTGACGTTCTCCCAGTACTCTATCCCGTCGTAGGGCGACTCAGTGGAGGAGTGCCTGAGCATCATGTGACGCTTCTGCCACTCGCCCGGTACGCGCATGATGAAGTCCTTGCCGCCAACCCCACGGAATCCATTTCGGTCCACGATGGCCTGGTGGTTCTGGTCCCAGCCGAGGATTGAGGCGGTATCGTGCGCCCATACCGACTTCCACCTGTTCTGCGGCGCCCGGACCCAGAACTGTTGCCCCTGAAGGTAGAGGTGGGGGTCGTACCCGCCAACGGTGATGGTGGCCATGTAGTTGTTGACCGCGATAGTGCCCTTACCCCGCGCACCGGCGTTGAAGCCGGTGTTGTATACCCCGAGGGCCCACGCCCCGTCCCTGCCGCTGTAGGCGTAGTAGCCCGAGACGGACAGGCGCATGTTGGGGTTGCTCTGGACGCTGTCCGCGGGGGCCTGCATGTAGAGGATGCCCCCCCGGTTAGTCGGGTCCTCCTTGAAGGTGACGAGCGCCGGGAGCTTGTACGGCGCGTTCCGCTTGTTCATGTAAAGGCCGACACCCCAGCGGTCGCCCTTCTGACCGACATCGTTGCCGCTCGCGTCCTCGACGATGTCAATGAACTTAGCGATGGACCACGTGTCCTCGATGCCGACCTCTCCGAGGACCTTCACCTTGCCATTGGCGGCGTTCACCTCGAAGGACGTGTCTCGCCCCGAGTTGGTGTAGGCGCGGATCCCGAACGAGTCAATCTTGATTCCGCCGCGGGTTGACCGCTCGGTCTGGATCGTGGCGCCGGTGATGACCTGGCCGTCGATCGCGCCAACCTGAATGTTGGAGGCGTTAACGGAGTTGGCGTCCAGCATCCCGGCCTTGATCCGCTCGAACTCCCCCTCGCCGGCGGTCATGACCGCGGTCCACACGTGGTGGGCGGTAGCGTTCACGAAGGAAGCGTTCCCGGTGACCGTGAGCTGGTCCGTCGTGATCTCCAGGAACCGGCCGACGTCGGAGGCGATCTTCCGTGCCGTGATCTCAGCGATGTTAGCGGCGCCGGCCGTCAGCTTCCCCACGTCGAGATTGCTGATCTGCTCGCTCGTGACGCGCATACGCTCCCAGGAAGCGCCATCCCACTTCCACTCCGCCACAATGTCGAGGGTCTGGGCGTCCTGCACGCGGCACGTATCCCCCACCGAGGACCCACCGAAAGGCGGCACAGTGTCCGCGGTACCACGAATGTAGAACACCTCACCCATGGACGTCTTGATGCGGCGCACCGCAGACTCCATCGTGGCGGCCGTCAGCTTGGAGACCGTCTTGGAGTAGTCATCCCCGGCCTCCTCCCACCGCCACCCCTTCGGGGAGTAGACAATAGTCGACTCGGGGGCGTCCCTCGTGTTCGACGGGGACGAGTGCCCAGGGGAGGCGAACGCCGGTACGGTTACGTACTGGCCGCCTCGGGCGCCGGCGGGCGCCAGAAAAGGCTTAGAAGGCCCCGGCATCAGGACACCCTAATGATGTAGGGGAGGCCGAAGTAGGGTGACCTCACGTCGATGGGCTGCGACCCACCGACCGACGTCGCGATCGGGCTACGGCCGCCGGCGTTGTTACCGGTGGAGGTCAGGTACGTGGAGCCCGACGTGCCGATACCGATGTCCTGTCCCGAGGTGCGGGACTGGAAGCGCCGCTGACTGTCCTCGGCCTCGCCGATATCGTGGGTGTGGGCGGGCATCTGGTTGATGGACAGGGTGATGGTCGTGTTACCACCCTTGTTGCCGATGTTGTACTTGCTTCCGTCACCAGTTCCGACAACGGAGCGTTCCCGGATATCGGGGATGCGGAAGTTGCTGACAGTGGTAGACCCATAGGTGAGGCCGATCACGGCGTACAGCTTCGCGTAAGTGTTCCGGTCAAGGAGGCGGCCGTCGCAGCGCATCCACCCCTCAGGGTCCCGCTCCGCACCATACATCATGATCGTGCCAATCGGCGTCACCTTGTTCACGAGAGTCTTGATGTCCTCAGCGATCGACTGGACCCGCTTCAGGATCTCGGCCGGCTGGCCGTCAACCTTAGTCTCCAGGTTGGTGACCCCCTGGGTGGCGGCACTGATGCCATCCTCAATGTGTGTCAGGTCAGCCGCGGTGATGCGGGTCTCGTTCGCGCCGAAGCCGTCCCTCCACTGTTTCGCCGCACTATAAGGCTGCACTACTTGTCTCCTTCCGCTCGCAGTACGAAGATGCGCCCATCAGGGGCAATCCACATGCTAGAGCCAATTGTCCCACTGTCCGGCGGCACAGGTCCGGACGAGACGAGGTTCGTTGCCACCTGAGTCATCGCGCCAGTCAGGCGGTTCATCTCCTTCAAGGTTTCCTCGCGGGCGGCCTGCTGCATGGCGTCGCTACCCTTGAGCTTGTCCTCGACCTGCTTCGCGATAGCGTCAGCGTCAATGTTCTGCTTCAGCGTGATAGTCGCAGCCCTACCCCAGGCCGACCTGTTCCCGGCACGGTCGTAGGTGCGCATACACACCTCATACGCGCGCATCTCCAAGCCGGCCAGGGAGATCCTCTGCACCGGGGCGGGCATAGTACTGAACACGCCAGGCGCCACACCGGGGAGCTGCACGCTCACCTCAGCGCCCGCAAAGTCAGCCGGCATCGCCTCCCCGTTCTCGCCAATCATCAGCCAGCCCACGTTAAGCACCCCGAGAGTCTGCGACAGGCGCGGCACCGGAGGCACCGGGGGTGGCGTCACGTCCGTAGCGGTCGTGATCATGAGCGGCTGCGACCACGCCCCCACACCATCCTGCGTCTGAGCCCGCACCCAGAACCGGTACTGCACCCCCACCTCAAGCGGCGCGATAGCTGCAGTGGTGGCCTCCGCACCCTTCGTCACATACGAGCCGGAGCGCTCCGCAGTAAGCTTCACGTTCTGCCATGAAACCTCATAGCCGGTGACATCCACCTTCGCCCCCAGGGCGTCGGCATCCACCTTCCCCCACTGGAGCTCCACGACCGCGGTAGGCCACCCGTCCTGGCCGACCACAGCCCTAGTGGACCCCGTCAACCCCTGGGGCGGGACAGGCCAGTTCTTCGACACGGGAGGGTTCGGGCGCACCCCGCTACCGCTCGTGGTAGCGAGCCCCACGATACCCTTCGTGCGCTTCGTGAGCCGCCCCAGGAGGCTATCCAGGACCGTCCCGAACGTGGTGTGCCCGGAAACCGCCTGCTCCTTCTGGGTGACGCTGATCTGGGCGACCTGCAGGCGCTCCATGCCGCCCTGCCGCTCAACCATCATCCAGTCACCCAGGCGGTAGTCCTGCCACGGAAGCAGGTGCACGTCAGTCGCCGCCCACTCGCGCTTGATCTCCTCCCTGACGTGGGCTCCGGACTTCAGGGTGGCTTCCGCTACCAGCCTCGCGGTAGCCTCGAGCTCGACCCCGCCCGCCTCTACGACCTTCTCGACGCGCCGCATGGACTTCGGGGCGGTGTCGTTGTGGATGAGCCACGTCCTGCCGGATTCGCCCTTCACCAGGACGTCGGTGCACATGTCAGCCCAGGTCGCGGCCTCTGGGGCGCCGGTGAGGGTGGTCGCCAGAGGCCATCTCCTGGAGGCCGTGAGATCCCGTGCCTGTGTCGTGTCAGCGTTATAGATCTTCAGGGTGCGGCCCTGCCACACCGTGTCGATCATCCCCAGGTTCCGGAGAGAGTCCACGATCTGAAGGATGCTGATAGACGGGTCGAAGTAGAGGGTGACGACTTTCGCCCACCGCTGGTTGGCGGAGTCTGTTGTGGTGGTGGCGTCCAGGGTGAGGCCCTGACCCCATCCGCGTTTGGTGGCGGCCTGCCAAACCGTGCCGATGATCTCCCCGGCGTTCTTGGACAGGAACTTGAACTTGCCTTCCTTGTCCTTCGCGGCCTCGGGTACAGACCAGACCAGAGCCTCCTTCATGTAGTCGCTGACGTGGATGGCCTCGACCTTACGGGAGTCCGTGCCGTCATTGACGAGGTTGTGCTCGGTCTTCTGGGTGACGAACCGGGCGTCAGGCAGCTCCTCCCACGTGTCGCCGTCGAAGGTGGCCTCAACAGCAACCTCAACCTCACCCTCCAGGACACTGCCGCGGACCGCGTTAGGGCCAGGAGCGTACGACAGGGACAGGGTGGGCGCCTCACCACGGGGGGTGGTGACGGTCATCTCCAGGATGTCAGGGACCACCCCGATACGGTCCCCCTGGACGACGTAGGCGACCGCACGGAGCTGCATGCCGGGGAAGTAGGTGCGCTGCATCAGTAGGCCCTCCTCGCCCGGATCGAGCCCGCCGTGCCGGTGACCTGCAAGACGATCTTGCCTTCACTGTTAGGGGTGAGCTGGAACCCCTCGGGGGACATGCTGATCTCCGCCGCCCTGCTAGGTACCCCCGGCGCGGGATCCCACCGCTCGGACACCTGCCTCCAGGCGTCATAGCGGGCCACGTCAATGAGGAGTCTCTGGCCGCCCTCCATGGTGCCGCGCCACGTGAGTGACGTCCCAGAGGTGACATCCTTGATGGTGCACGTGTTCGCGGTGGGGGCGAGCTTCAGCAGGGCGTCAGTGACTGGGGCCGACCCGCCCGCCAGGCCATCGAGGTTAGGGAGCGTCACCTCCACTGGGGTCACGTCGCGCCACACCCCGTCAACGGCCTCGAATATGACTGTCGTGTCGATCGCCCACTCCCCGTACCTCCATGCTGGCTGGGCGATGCTCACGAGCCGCACGCGGGCCTCCCTGGGGTTAGCGCCGGCCGGGCGGTGCTGGAGTACCCCCAGGGTCCCGGAGAGCCGCAGGCGGGCCATGAGGGCCTGCCAGTTCGCGTCCAGGGAGGCCCTGTCCTCCCCCTCGACCATCAGTGCGACAGTCACCTTGAACGTGCCGAACCTCGTGGCCGCGCCATCAATGACGCCACTCCTCGAAGGGACCTCGGTGGACGTCAGGCGCGGCTCCGGCACAGCCGGCAGGAGAGTGCCCTGCATGACCCTCCACTTCCCCGGCTGGTCCAGGTCGACCCCATTCAGGTGATACTCACTGCTCATACCCTAATCCTAGATGCTCGCGGCCAGGCGGATAGCGTCCGCGACGTCATCGCGGGTCTTTGAGTCCCGCTGCGCCTGCGGATAGTTGTTGGTGATGTTGACCGTGGTGCCGCTCGATACGCGGTCGCCCTGCGCGGGCGCCTCGAGGTCCATGTTGCCGAACTGGCGCTTCACCGACTTCTCATAGTTCCCCGACACGGTGGCAGAGATCTCCGGCGCCACATCCCTGCTCAGGGTGTTGGTGAAGCCTTCAAGGGAGTCCCTGACCGCCGAGTACTGCGACTCGAGGCCGTTAATGAAACCCTGCATCACCATCTGGCCTGCGCCCTTAAGGATCACCCGGTCCACAGGGGCGGGCCCCTTCCAGGACGTCAGCTTGCTGGTCAGTCCACCCAAGGACGACTTGACCGAGCCGTACATCGACTTCAAGCCGTTAAGGAAGCCGTTGATGACGTTCTTACCGGCACTGATGAGCCAGGACCCCGCGTTGGAGAAGATGTTCTTGACCGAGTTGGGGAAGTTCCTCATAAAGTTGAGCGCATTGTTGATCCAGTTGCGAATGGTGGACACGAGTGCGGAGAAGGCCGCCTGGGTCAGCGACTTCAGGTAGTTCCATCCGTCGGAGAAGAAGTTCTTGACGCTGTTGATCCACCCCGTGACCGTACTCAGGATGCTCTTACAGAAATTAATGACCGTGGTCCAAATGTAGTTCCAGGCCGCCGTAGCCAGGCCACCCAGCGTCGCGCCAAACGCCTGGAACGCGAACTTGATCGCGTTCCAGATGACGCTGGCGACCTGACTGATCCCAGTCCACACCTTAGACCAGTCGCCGGAGATCAGGCCGAGGGCGATATTGATGATGCCCTTGATCGTGTTGATCGCCCCGGAGATGATGGTCGTGATCAGCTGCCACGCCGCTACGATCTGGGGACCCATGACCTGCATCGTGACCCCGACCAGCTGGATCGCGGGGATGAGTGCCTCAGCGAGCTGCTGGACGATCGGAACCAGCAGAGGAAGGATCTGAGACAGCAGATCAGTGACGATCGGCCCCAGCACCGTGACCATCTCCGAGATAACCGGCAGCAGCGCCTGAATCACAGGCATGAGGAACGCGGCCAACTGCTCGATAATCGGCGTAATGATAGGCACCAGCTGCTGAAGAATCGGCGCCAGCTGCTCCACCAGCTGCGCCACCAGAGGCGCGATAGCCGCCAGCAGGGTGCCAGCCACGGTAGCGATCGCCCCAAACGCCTCGCCCAGTGCGGGCATAGCCGGAGCGAGAGCCTGAACAGCCGTAAGCAGCCCCGAGAAGAAAGACACCAGGCCGTCCTGGAAGGCCGGATTCTCCAAGGCTGTAGCGATACCCTCAAGGGCAGTCTTCAGTGTCTCCCCAATCAGGGGGAGAATCTTAGCCAGGGTCGGCTCCAGGGACACGAACGCGTTCCCTAGGGAGCCCACTCCCTCAAAAGCCTTCCCTGCCGCCACAGACATCGACGAGAACAGGGATGTCAAGGTTGACTGGAACAAGGGGCCATTTACCGCGGCGTTAGCCCGATCCAGGGCTGTAGCGATAGAGTCGATCGGTGCTGACCCATTCGCCATCGCCTTAAACAGGCCCGCGATAATTCCACCCAGGTCGACCGTAATGTCCTTCAGGGTGCCGAACGCCTTCGCTGCAGCCTGGATAGACTGGTCCATCTTCCCGGACTCGGCGGCCTTAATAGCCCACTTCTCAAACGAGAGCGCGAGATCATTAGCCCACTGGGCGATATTCGGCAGGTACTTAGCGCCAACCTCGCCCATCGTGAGGAGGCCGTTAGTGAAAGCGGCAGCCCCAGTCGACCCTAGGCTAAGGGCCTGCGACAGGTAGGACAGGGACTGCTGGAAGCCGGGCAGGTGCCCACTGGCCGCGGTCGCGATAGCGGCCGTCATCAAGCCCAAGTGAGTCGCCACCGTAGAGAGGGCCGGAGAGAGCTCACTGATCGCAGTGTTAGCGAAATCCCTGATCGGCTGCGCAGCCTGCGCCCAGTATGAGGACGAGATCTGCTTCTGCAAGCCCTCAAACGCGGGACTCAGGTCCCCCAGGACAGTCTTCGCGTCCTTCAGTGCGGCAATCAGGACGCCAGCGCCGGCAGCGGCACCACCAAAGATGCCAGGCAGGGCCAGCAGGGCCGGAGTAGTCTTCGCTATCCCCACACCCACGGAGGACAGGACCCCCATCCCCGCGCCCAGTACGGACACGGCGCCACCAATCAGGGTGGCGACAGTGCCGATCTTCACGGACGCAGTATCCAGGTTACGCAGAAAGTCATTCAGGTTACGGCCAATTGACTCGAAGACGTTCCCTCCAGCCAGGGCCTTGAGCTGGGCTGCCACACGAGCCGCGGAAGCCTTTCCGAGGCGCACGTTAATATCCACCCACCTGGAGCGAGTGAGGCGTTTCAGGTCAAACCGGGCTTTACCGTCGTCCAGATCGGCGTTAACGGTCGCCTTGCCATCAAGCTTATTCAGCTCATGCTTGATCTTCTTCTTCTGCTCCTCCGACAGGTGAGCGTGCACGTCAACAATTGAGCGGAGCCTGCTGATATCTCTCTCGATCTCAGCCTTCGCGGCCTTATCGAGCTTCGGGGAAGCATTGATCTGCGCCTTCAAGGACCTGATCTTCTGCTCAATATCAGCCACCGACCGCTTATTAAGCGTCAGCTGAGCCTTAATGTCCCCGGCCGCCCCCTTCACCTCGCGGGACAGCTTCGCCAGGTCCGTCTTGTCCGTATTCAGGTGAACATTGGTGCGAATATCATCGAGCTTCTGCTCAATCCGCTTCTTGTCCTGCTCAGACAGGTTCGGGTTAACCTTCAGCTCAGCCTTCAGGTCACGCAGCTTCGCCTTCAGCTTCGTGAGCGACCCAGTATCGAGGTCAGGCTCGACCGGCATCTTGGAGTCGCTGCGGCGCACCTTCTCCTGCGCCTTCTTGAGCGACTCCTCATCAACATCAACCTCAGCATTAACCTCAACATCGAGGTCGCCCACCTGCTTCTGGATGCGACGGAGCTTCTTCTTCAGCTCATCAGCGAACTTAGAGAGGTCGGGGACGACCTTGACTCCTAGCTTACCAACAATACCCTTACCGGCCATCCCCTAACCTCTCAACCTAGGGCCCCAAACAGGGCCGCCATCGCAGCGGTATCCTTACTCGATACTACCGTACTCGCCTTAACAGTCCCTGGCCTGGGAGCCATCTCAGAGTCCTTAAGATACGCCCGCCCCCGGCCACTAGCGGCCTTCGTCTGAAGACGCTGACCATCAAGCAAAGCATTCAGCCTCTCCGAGTCGGCGGAGTAGCCGAACCACTGCGGCCCACCCAGCTGCTTCGCCCTGTACAGCGACCAAGGCTCATAAGAAAGGCGCTCAAGCAGTGCCTCCACGAGACGAACCCTGTAGCCGCCGTAGACGTCGATGCGGTAAAGCGCCCAGAAGTCCGCGGCAGCATCAGGGTTGTCCCGGAAGTAGTCATCTACTGCTTGGCGCCTGTGGCTTCCCCCGCGTAAGCGGTAGCCAGAGTGATGGCGCCCTCGATGCCGTGAGTACTGAAGAAGCGAGTCCACGCATCCAGGTCGGCGATGTAGCCGTTGTCCTCAAGGAACTCGGTCATGTCGGCCAGGACAGCCATGTTCTCGTCAGTGAACTCGTCTGAGTCGTCAACCATGGGCAGCACCTTCGCGGTGAGGCGGAGCCGCTGGGAAGGACGGAGCGTGTCGACGGGCTTGAAAATCTCGTGCCCCTCGAGAGTGTCGAACTCGGGGACTTCATTCTTGGTGGAGGCCATTGCCTTCTCCTTCTGTTGGGGCGTAATGGGGTGTTACCGTCCGGCCACCACACACCCCTACATGGCGGCCGGACGGAGATCATCAGTTGACAGTGAACTGCTTCCCGTCGGACGCGCCGATGTTGTTGGTGACCACCACGTTGACCGAGCCAGTAGCGCCACGCGGCACATAGGTGGTGATCTGGGTGGCGGAGTCCTTCTCGAAGGTCGCCACCTTGTCGCCGAACTTCACCTCGCGGACACCGTTGAAGTTGGCTCCGGTGATGGTGACCTTCGCACCAACCGCACCAGCGGCAGGGGCCAGGGCCGTGATGGTCGGCTTCGCCGTGCCGACACCGGTGACGGTGCGCGGCTCGAGCATCTGGACGCGAGTCTTCCCCGACGGGGGAGACAGCAGAGTCCCGGAGATCTTCACCTCACTGAAGTTGTCCAGCGAAAGTGACGGCAGGTTACCGGCCAGGGATACGCGGCGGAACAGCATGCCCGACACGAGCAGGCCATCCTCGATGACGATAAGGACGGCATGCTCACTGGAGTTGTCCAGCTCGACATCCCAGCCGCCCTTCTCGGCGTCATAGGTGGAGCCGGGGAAGGCCGCGCGCATGACGTCCTCACCGAGGTTGACGGCGTTGATGGTCACCTTGTTGGTGACGTCCTCGCGGGTGGAGCGGACGCCCTGACGGTCCCAGGTTCGCTTCGTGGAGGTGTCGCCGCCGTCGGTCTCCACCTCAATCAGGTTCTCGCTTGAGGTGTCACCGAGCCACGTCCACCCAGCGGTCTCGAGTGTGGTGCCGTCACCAAAAGTGTAGCCCCACAGGTTCGGGGCAACGGTGTCCACCTTACCAATGTAGACGTGTCCCTTACCCGCGATCTGAATCTTGCTGTTTCCGAGGTTAGCCATCAGGCCCCCTTCCTGGCCGTCACCTGAAGGGACGAAACCATGTTGATATAGTCTGCCGTGGTCCCCATGTCCGTTTCCGGCGTGGGAAGCTGAGTCCACTCCAGGTAAGTCGCCCAGCCCTCAGAGGTAATCATACCGTCCCTCCAAGCCTTATCTACAGCCTGAACCAGGGCATCGGAAGCATCAGAAACTTCATCCCCGTCCGGGCCGGTCATATAGAGCCGCACACGAATCTGGGTGGCCGCAAACCTGGGACCAGACGGGTGCGTGCGCGCAATAGTCATCTGCACTCGGCACACGAGCTCATTCATTGGGTCATCCACGTCGCCGTGGGTGCGCCAAACGATCTTCTCGAGGATAGGCCACTCGCCCGCACCATGGGCGGCGGCGTCCTTCATGTACCGGTAAATGAACGGGAGAGGATTAACGTATGCCACTAGAATCCCCCGTTATCGCGGACTACCCCACGAAGGATGTTGAGGCCAGGAACCCAGGTGCGATACCGCGCACCCTCCCGCCCAGTGCGGCGCCCCTGGCGGTCCTGATACACGTAGTGCCCGAATTCTACGGCAGCATCATGGTCGGTGGACGGGGCGATCGTGTAATCCACCTTCCCCTGCTCCATGCCGTATGAGGCAAAAAGCTCGCCAGTGTCGACGTGCGCGGAAGCGGCAGCCTTCACCTCAGCAAACACCTTCGCTGCAGCTGCAGCAAACTCCGGCTGGCGAGCAACAACCTCCGCAATATCCTCATGGATGCGCTTATTGTCGTAGGCGTGGATCACTTCGCCACCGTCCCCAGGGTGTCGCAGCGGACACTGAAATGACGCGTCATCGGTGAGGCATCATAGGTCAGCGGCTCACCAGCCTGCTGGAAAGTCTTCCCCTCCAACGACGGTGGCCCCTTAATAATCTTCACCCACGAGTGAGGTCCGCCCGGCCACTTCCGGCCAGTCCCCATAATCTTAAGGGTAGTCTCATCGGTAAGATCACCGCGGATAGCGCGGTTCTCCGTAGCCTTCAACGCGTTACCAGCGGAGGGCTGTACTAGAACCTTGTCGACGTAGAACGTCTCACCGGGCGCGTAACGACGCCCGGTGCGGCCCTCAGACACAATCGCGACAGTGACTTCCACGGCGTGAGGCCCGTTCTCCAGGTAGCGGCCGCGGCGAGGACGGAAGGTCACCATGTGGTACGCCACCCCTCCCACCGCTGCAACCCCAGCTCGGGGGCGGCGGGCTTGTCAGGGACCGAAGCCGGCCGGAAAGACATCAGGAATGTCTTCGACACATCCGGGGACCATTCCCCACCACGCCGGTTCCGGGCATACCCGTCCAGGACCGGGGCCGCACTACCCCACCCGCCGGCACCACCCTCGAGCGCCTGCCAATCCCTCTGGGTAATCTCCAGGAGGCCCGAAGCTACAGCCTGATTCACCGAGTAGGTGTAGGTGCCCTCAGTCTCATACTTGTAGAGCCCGCCGCCAGGCGCCCGCAGCACTCGAGCGACAGCCTCACACTCCACCATGATGAGAGCCACGCGGAACGGGTAGTCGACGCGGCAGCGATTAACCGCGTCAGGCATGCGGAGGAGAATAAGAGCCTCGGCGCGCTCAAGGAGGGCATCCACCCACCTTGCCTCATCATCCTCGAGGTCGCGCATGAGTGTGCGTTCGACGTCGAGTCTCTCCGCTACGGTCACTCTTACTCCTTCCTAGGTGTCACCCGTGGGGCGAGAGCATTACTGAACCCTCGCCCCACGGACTCATCAGCCAGCCTTCTTCGTGATCTTCACGAACGCCTTCGGGTCACGCAGGACCCAGCCGAAGATAGCCTCAACACGAATCGCGATACGGTTCGTGCCGAACAGGTCCATGCCGGCGGCGTACTGGTCGGCGGTAGCCCAGGTGAGGCCCTCAACGAAGCCGAGACGCAGGTTCTCCTTCAGGTCGCCACCGAAGCCCAGCAGGTTCGGCTCGGACACCTTGCCGCGGCCGTTAACGGCCTTGCTGTAGACGGCGGGGATGCCCAGGACGCTGGTGAACTCGTCAGCCAGGTTCGGGGACGCCTGGTAGAGCGGGCGGCCGAAACCGTCCGAGGCGCCCATGATGATGGACCGGAACTTGGGCGACAGGAGGAACTCGTTGAAGTCGTAGTCGACCTCACCGTCAGTGTTCACGACCTTGTCATAGGCGGCAGCGAGCTGCTTGCCCAGGTAGCCGGTGGTGTCGAACTTGGCGGGGTCCAGCTCCACCACGTTAGTGGTCGAGGACAGGGACTCCTTGCCCGCCAGGGTAGTGCCGGTGAGGGCGTCCTTGCCGTGAATGACGGCGGTGTCGATCGAGCGGGCGATAGCCTCAGCCAGCTGCGACTCCAGGTCATCGAAGGCGTTCAGGGGGTTAGCCATGAGCGCCTCCTTAGAGATCGACACGATCGCGGCAGTCTTGACGGGACTGAAGGTCTTCAGGCCGACAGAGACGTCAACGACAGGCTTGTCGGCGCTCTCCTGGACGATACCGGCGACCGGCTGGCCGACAGGCATAGTAACCGCGTTACCAGCCAGGGAAACCGGGACAGTGCCAGCGACCTTCTGGACGACGGAGCCAGCGAAAGCCCGCTTCCAGATAGGGGCAAGCACCTCCTTCGGGAAGCCCTCGGCGTTACCGCCGGCGGTAAGCTTTGCAATGGTTGCGACCTTGGCAGCGTTGTCCGCCATTCGCATCTCCTTCCTGCCTGACCGGCAGAGTTGTTCTAGATGTTGCCCCTGTCAGGCAGGGGTTACTCGGCGAGCCCGAACATGCGGAGGATGGCGGTCTCGCGATCCTCCGAGTCGGAGCCGACCTGTGCGTCTACCGCGGGGTCGCGGGGGCGCGCAGGGGTCTTGCTGGTGAGCTCCAGGAGGGCGGATACCTGATCTCCCCACCCGGACTCGTCTCCGTGCAGGAACTGGGCGTACTTCGAGGGCAGGCCCGCGTCACGGATCAGGGAGTCCTTGGCTGCAGTGTCGCGTAGGGCCTTGATCTCCTCGTCCTTGTTGGCGAGTACCGCCTCAAGGGCTCCTAGGCGCTCTTTCAGGTCGTCGAGCTCACTGGGCCTGCTGGGCTCCTCGGGGACGCTCTCAGGCTCCTCAGGCGCGGACGTAGACTCCTCCTGCTTGGTGGCCTCCGCCTCAACATCACCCTGGGGCTCCGGCGCGGGGTTAGCCTCCTCGACGGTGGTGGCGGCCTCGTCGGATGACTCAGTGGGGGTGTCAGCCATTCCTTCTCCTTTGCTCCTGGTAGAGGCGGCGGTTCATGGCCTGCAGCGCCTCGTGCCCATGAAGGTCATGGGCCTTCACTACCTCATTGTACAGTTGTTCGAATCTAGCATGCTGCTCCTTACCCGGCCACGCCCTGGACGTGTAAACCGCTACACACACACATCGACAGTGGTTATGGAACCTGTTGACGCCAACGCCAGCTGTTTTGGATGTCTTGTAGGCGGGGCCGCGGGAGGCAAGCATTGCGCAGAAGCCGCACGGCCCATTCTTTGAGGGGGCAACGACCCGCGCCCACGCAAAAGGCCGGGCGATCAGTGTCCCGTCCCTTGAACGGCGGTACTTGTCCGGGAGATCCTTCAGCGCTTCCGAGTCCCTGTACTTCTGAGTCAGCATCCCCTCGGACTCGAGTTCTTTGATGGCCTTGTCGACCCGGTCCGCGACCTCATCGAACACGTCAACCCAGTTCCTCCGGGGGCGGCGCTTCCGCTCATGCTTCTTGATTTCCCGCTCAATCTGCTCGACCTGCTCCTTAGAGAAGGAATCGAGGTCATCGGCGATCCGCTCGAGGTCGTCAAGGAGCTCAGCGACGTCAGGGGCGTCCTCTACGGCATCGTTGATGGTCCTACGGGACGCCGCATACACGTGGCTAGTGAGCTCACCCTGGAGAGCCTTGAACGCCTCAGGCTTGCCGGAGCGGGCCTTGGTGGACCTGATCGCGTAGCGCACCGAGTCGGGGCTGTAGCCCGGCTGCGGGGGGATCCACGCCTCATTCGCGCCATGCGCCCTGGCCTGCCCCCGCAGGAACAAGGCCGTAGCCGCCCACGCCTGCCGCCGGGCGGCCCACACGAGAGGGGTTATCGCCTCACCCATCTCCTTCTCCGAGAGCGTCACCGGCTTCCCCTGCAAAGGGGCTGTGGAGTCAGCCAGGCGCCTCTGGAAAGTGCGGGCGATAGTGGCCAGGAGAGCCCTGAAGAGCGCGAGGGTCACTTCTTAGCCTCACCCTTGGCGTCGACAGGATCCTCTTCCTCGTCACTGTCCTCAGGATCCTCCTCCTCATCCTCATCCTGTAGGCCGACAGGGAGGATCTGGCCCGCCATCGAGTCCAGGTCGTTCTGGCGACGGTTCTCGCGCTCCATCTGCTCCGGGGAAAGGTGCATGAAGTCCCGTGCGGTCTCAGCGCCGATAACCCCCTGAGACTCGGCCTGCATGGCGGTAGCCATCTGGGCGCTCGCCGACGGCGCTGCAGCGTCAGCCCACATCACCTCAAGGGTCTCCAGCCCCTCAGGTGACTCCCCGTTCATGACCGCGATAATGCGGGCGATACGCTCAAGAGCGTCACTGAACTGGCGCTGCTTGTTCTCAGCGCGAGCGATAAGACGATCCTTCGCCACACGCAAAGCCTCGGCAGACGTCGGGTTATTGTCGGCGGCCACGCCCATCATTGACGGCGGAATACCCGTCATGGCTGAGATCTGCAACGCGTAAGTGCGGTACGTGTTCGTGAACGTATCCAAGGAGGCGCCCGTCAGCTGCTTCACGTCAGCCCCAGTGGGGGCGGCCAGAAGCGCGCCAGCATAGTTCTCCATGCGGTTACCGCCGAACTGCCCGTTCATCGCGGCAGCCGCCTGCTGCCCGGCCAGCATCCGGTCAGCGCCGTCACCAATAAGGAACCTCAGCGGGAAAGCGGCAACCTCCTGCCCCATCTGAAGGTTCGTGAGAGTCCTAGAGGCCGCGTCAATGACCGTCTTCAGCTCCTTCAGGTCAGACCGGCCGTACCGGTCACGGAGCCGAGCCCGGTTGAACATAGGCACGATCGACGCACCCCACGGGTCACTCGTAGACCAGTCGGACACCCACCGGGTACCGACCTGCCTGTACGCGGTCATACCGTCAGGCGTGTAGTACGAGGCGCACTTAACGCCATCTCCCGAACGGTAGACGGCAATCCCCTCGATCACGTTCCCAAAGTGGTCGATGCGGACACCGGCGTGCCGCGAGTCCAGCGCCCGAACAGACGGATGCTCATGATCCTCATCCGCAGGAGACAGCACCCAGAACACGGAGCCGGCAGCAAGCGCCTCAGCCGCCGCCAGATTGAACTGAGAATCCATGTCATTGGCCTGCCACACGACACGCAGGTCACGCACCAGATCCTTACGCCCATCATCCGCGATGATGAACCCAGCCGGGATCAGGACCTCAGTCAGGACATCAATAGCCATCTTCGCGAACGGCGCCTGCATCTCCAGCACCCGCGCCTCCGGCGGGATGCTGATACCCAGGGCATCCAGGCGCTCACTCTGCTCATAGTACGTCTCGAACGACTCCGGACGATAAGCGCCACCCTCAAAGCTAGCGAGCATCTTCTCAAAGCTCACACGATCACCGTCCACGCACCAACCGGCTTATTCATGTCGGCCCACTCCTTGCTGCTCTTGACGTACCTGTACAACATTCTAGCGCCGATCATGCACACAGCCAGATCGATCTTCTTAGACGACTTCGGGGACTCCTTCTTCACAGACCAGCGCCCCTTGAACTCATTCACGCGACAGTTGGACACGTGCTCACCCAGGGCAGAGTCCCCATCGTGAGTGAACGCCTGCTGCTGGACCTCCGTGAACGCCGTCTCCGCTGCCTCAGCGAACTGGTAGGCGTGGGAGCGCATATCCCATGCGATCGGGGACGCGGACATGCCCCCACGCACGGCAGGGACGATCAGCCGGTCACCAAAGTCCTCGGGCCAGGCAGTGCGCGTGAATGACTCCCACTCCCGGACGTCAGCCCAGAACGCCACCACGTTATACGTGTCGAACGCCCGCCTGACCCCCGCATCCACGGCAGCCACATTCACCACGCCCAGGGGCTTCTCCGGCTTCCAGTGTCCGATCTTGAAGATGTGCCCGTCCTCCATGCAGCACCCCACGAGAGCCGTATGGTCATTCGACTTGGATCCGTCGAAGAACATGACGATCTTCTCCCCAGGCTCCACCTTCCGGTCAGGCTTACGGAGCTGCGTCCACTCCTCCAACGTGACCCACGACGCCTCAGCCGCGTTCGGCCTGTTCAGGAAGAACCTGATAGAGCGAGACTCTGGGTACTCGGGAGACCAGATCTGCTCCTTGATCGACTCCAGATTCACCCACGGACAGTCCTCATACACGTACTCCAGGGCCTCCGTGAGGCCAACCTGCCCCTCTTCTGGCTCATCAGTCAAAACCGTGTTCGGGGGAGCGATACGGGCGTCGTAGAGGATCTTCGTCTTACCCCTAGTGAGGCCGTCCTCCTGATCGCACCAGGCCTCAAAGACCGCCTCCGCCGACGACTGCTCACCCGGAACCCACGCGTTACAGGTCCCCATGAAACGGCCACCCATCTTCGCCGCGTTCTGCTGAATCGTCTGCAACATGGCCGGACCACCCTGGGCGGGGACCCAGTGCTCCAGCTCATCCCCCACAACGAAGGACACCTCACCACCCTCCATGGAGGATGCAGAAGACGTCATCTGCTGAAGCTTACCCCCGCCAGGCGTCTCAATGAACGTCTTCGCCACCTCAAGATCATATTTTCGAGCCAGCGAACCCTTTTTCTGGCAGAATGCCCGAACCATTCTGATCGTGTTTTGAGTTTGCGCCTCACTGCAAGCCACAATCTGCACTAGCGGCATACTCATCGGCTTCGCACGCACCCCGAAAGGCGCATGCCGGTCAAACCCGTCATAGCGGCAAGGGCCGAGGAGCTCGAACAGGCACATAGCCGCAGCGAACGGGGAGTTGTGGGTGACGACCATCGTCTCCCCCACCAGATACAGGCCATCCTCAGCCTCCACGGTGATGCAACGGGCATCCACAGGGGCCACCCTACGCACATCCTTAATGACCCTCGGGATAGGCTTCCTGCGCTGCTCCTGCACCCTCTCCGCGCGGCGGGGCAGAGTCACAAGGTTCTGGTGCCTGTAGGGCTTGAACGTGAGCCGGTAGCGAGGACCAGTGACACGACCATAGAGCTTCGCCTCCGACTCCCTGACGTTCACCTTCACGCCCATGGAGCGCAGGAGGAACGCCATGTCGTCAGCGATATGCTTGCGCACCTGACAGTACTCCGCAGACCCCTTCTTATCGATATAGCCATCAGAGTCCATGAGCCCCTGGATGAGCGCCCTGCGCTGCTCCACAGAGGCATACAGATAGTCGTCAGGGATGTGCTTATCGTCTAGGACTCCAGCCTTCCTGAGGTCCTTCATGAGGCCGAGGATACTGAACTTGCGACCTCGACCACCCTCCTTCTTCTTCCAGATGCCGCCAATGTCATACCCGGCTGCACGCAGGCGCTCGCGGACGTGCGGAATGTCGTCAACATCAGCGGTGGCTTCGCCATGCCCCGTAGAGCCGTCGCCGAGCCAATAGCCAAGCACCCATGGGTCGACCGGCAGGTCACGTTCAGGAAACTCCAGAGGCTCGGTCTCGGGGAGAGAAAACTTGCCAACGCCAGCCTTGGTGGCCTTCGTGGAGCCCTTAGTGAGAGGACGGTCGAACATTAAGCCCTCACGTGCCATGGTGCGCACGTCCAACGTTCGGCGCTTGCGCTTAGCTGAGCCGACGAACTCATCCACCGTGAACAGGTGCTCGCCGGACGTGGTCAGGATGGTCCCATCGGAGATCTCAACATCCCATGTGTCCCACTGACCGATTTGGTGCACCTGAGTTACCATGGTGGGCTTGCCGGACGGATGGAACACGCGATCTCCAACAGCGAGGTCTCCGAACTGACGCCAGCCATCGGGAGTAAGAATGGGTGTGAGCAAGCTTACAGCTTTGCCACTTCCCTTGGCCAATCTTCTAATTCCCTGCCTGTACACAAAGGAACCCTTATGATTCAGGGTGTAGAAGTGAGCCAGGAACTCGATCTGCCTATCAGTCGGAATGAACGGCTGCCCCGCCTTCGGCCCATTAGGCTGAATCAGGTTATCCATCATCCACGCCGCAGCATGGTAGCCGAGCGTCCTCTCCGGCAGCTCGAGGGGGAGCGTGTCGGTTCGCTCCCGGGGTGCGGGGAGCGTGTCAGTCACTTCGCTGCCCGCGCCTTCGTCCACGCCTGCAACGCGACCACGCCGGCCGACTCAGCCTCAGACTCATCAACGCGGTTGATCTCGATCTGAACCCTGCGCCGATCACCCTCAGTGAGAAGCAAGGACGTGAGCATCGTGTTCACCGCCGCCAGCATCGTGGGAGAACGCCGATCCTGCATCTTGTAATTCGACAAGTCATCGCAGGTGGAGTAGAGAACAATCCAGTCCGACGGCTCATAGTAACGAGTGAACGTCGAATCCTCCACAGCCTTCCACAGCTTCTTCGCAATGGGGTGCCAGCCAGGATCCGGCTTAGGCGGCTTCACCTGCTCAGCAACCACATTAACGGGCTCCACGCCACCATCAAGCTTCCTAGCCTGAGTAGTACGGTGCCCCTCAGTGCTGCGCTTCGGGATCGGTCCCTTCACTCCCATCGTCGACTCTCCTAAAGGTATCCGGGGTGCTTACTCTTCGGCCTTGGGCCTCGAGCCTTATTGCCTCGATTATAGCGACGCTTCCTGGCTTCTACCGACTGCTGCTGCGTGCGCACCATATGGCAGTGCTGGCACAACGCCCTAAGGTTGTCCGGCACGTGCGGGCCGTCAGGAATAATGTGATCCACCTGATTCGCCGGGTTACCGCAGAACACGCACAGGCCACCATCCCGCCTCAGGACCACTCGCCGAATCTTGTCCCAGTCCTTAGGGAGCTCCCGACGGCGCCTGGAATTCTTACCCCAAGCCACTACCCAATCACCTCCAACGTCACATGCACACCCAGGTCATACCGGTCAGTGAACACCAGCTCCAGGTACTCCTCAACACCCTCCTGCGCCTCACCAACCCGGATGACGGCGTCATCCTGATCAGCGTTACGGCGATGATGCGGCACATCATACGCGCCATTCTGGTGCGCCGAATCGAGCGCATCCCGGAGCTCATCAACCGCACAGTCGAGGGATGCGACAAGCGCCCGCACATGAACCTCACTGAGATCATCCGCGTTCACCGCACGTCACCCGGGTAAACCATCGACACGCCCTCACTGTTCGGGGATCCCTCGCGGACGTCGAAGAGGAAAGCCGGCTTGGCGGCCTTGCCCCCGAAGTAGGCGTGATGGATCGACAGGTAGTCACCCGGATACACATAGAAGTCCGGCTGCCCCTCATTCTTGAACACCCACGTCCCCTCGTCAGTGCGCTCGGGGTGGCGGTCACAGAGGATCACATCAACGTCAGGGCTGCTCTTGTCGCCATAGATGAGGAGGTAAAGCACGAGGGGTGTCCTTTCACCAAATGTCGGAGCGCTTATTCGAAGGAAGAGGGCATGGCTCGATACAAGGATGCCCCTGGGCTGCGAGCTCAGCAACAGTAGGGCCGACCTTGCGGTGACCCTTAGCGCACAAGGCGCAGACCCCATTCCCGGAGTACAGGCGAGTCTCAGGGAACTCGCTAACGCTAGTGTGCGGGGGGCGCATGCGAACACCACAGCGCGAGCAGTGATGCACCTCATTCCAGTCAATGTGCGTCTTGGCTGCGCCGTCCTGGCCGCGGCGCTTACGTCGGTAGCAGGAGTTGCAGATCCCCTTCCCCCCGTAGGCGCGAGTGCCAGGGTGGTCGACGAGCGTTGTTCGGGGTGCGCGCATCTGGTGGTCGCAGACCTCACAGTACTGGGGGGTGTTCTCCCAGTCGATCTTCATAAGGTGTCCTTTCGTTGGCTGACCAGCACAGTCTACCATGCCGGATCCCTTAGGGCAAAGGGCGGGGCCCGCCTTGGCATACACGAGAGGAAAGGAAACTCAATCGTGATCCATCAAGGCGGACCCCTATCAGCATGACCAGCATAACCACACTCACGCACGACAGTCAACCCTCCGGGAAACCCGGACAGTTCACCCTCGGGGCCGTGTAAGCCAATCTGAGCGCCTTTCGCGACCCCAGGTAGGCCAGCACCCACACCCACCCCTGCTCGGCCGCCAGAGAGCCTCCCAGACCCCTTCCTGGGCCGCGAGCGGGCGCGCCGCCGGGGGGGTGAGCACTCTTGGTGAGCGTCAACCAGCTAGAGACGATCAACCCAAAGCAACCACAACCCAACCCCTTGCTTGGCACCAGAGCAAGGAAGGAGAAGGAGTCACGTTCCGTCTCAGTACAGCAAGGAGGGGCAGGGACAACGAGGAAGACTCTGAACGCTCCAACACGACCAGGCGACCAAGGATCAACGAGAGCCAGGTACGTGACTAGCCAACGAACCATCTCCTGGTCCTTGCTCTCGTGGACCAACTAGGCCGAAGGCCAGGGCGACGATCAAGGACCAATGGTCCGACGATCGGAGCGAAGCGAAGACGCACACACGTACGCGCGTAGAGAGTGTTTCTCTTAGAGGGTTCTACTTAAAGGGTTAGTTGGCACTGTGTTGCAGAGGTGTCTGCACTGTGTTGCAGAGGTGTCTGCACTGTGTTGCAGAGGTGTCTGCACTGTGTTGCAGAGG